TGTTGGTGCATTATTTGGATCGCCAAGTGGGTATGGATAAGCTGTTCCGTCTGCAGAAATCTCTTCATATGTATATGAATGTAATGGCATTCTTGGATTTGTTACATTCAATTCAACTTCACCGTCAATAATTGCCTGATCAAAATCAGGAACAATATGCGACATTGTTGTATGATTCCAAAATGCTTGTGCTAATGAAGTATCTGTCATTGTTCGCATTGATAAACTTGATGAACGCTCTTTGCGTCTAAAGTTTACAACAGTATTATATGCCTCGATATAATCTCGGTTAACTGTTGCTGAACCTTGTGCGTGCATACCTAAAGTTTTATAAAACTCGTTATCAGCTTGGCTGAATGTATGTGTTTGAATAAATGGGATAGGCGTTTCGCCATCCTCACGAGGTACGCCTTGGTATGAGCGGTTTAAATCGTCCATTCCATTAAAACGATCAAATGCTAACTTAGGTACTAAGTGTGCATTTACAGTCACGTTTACGCCGTTAAATAACGTCTCAGCAGTTTCCATCATTTCCACTGCGATTTGCATTCTTGATCGCTTTACACCGTCTTCGCGTAGGAGTGGTATACAAGCAACTGGGATAATTTTACCCGCGTTGCCTGATGTAATAACTGTCTTTTGATCAATCCTTGTTGATCGCTTTGGCGTCAACGGCGTTGTCAAAAGATTATTTTGATTCATTCCATTCATTTTTTAACTTTCCTTTTTAGTTTATATTGCTTTCGGCAATTCTTACATTTACAGCCCGCAGCGCTTCGCGGTGCAGGCTTGCGTTTTCGTTTAATACTCAAGCCCCAATGCTTTCATTGAATATGTCACCACATCATCACCGTATGTTGATGTATTATTTGATAATAATTGTGCTGATGCTTTTGGTTTAATAAAATATTTGTCTTTAAATATTTGTAATTGGTTATCTAAATAACCACCCAAATTATCCAAATTTTTCTTAACTTTATTTGCTGTATTTGCAGTTTGTGTTCCAAATACTTGTGTTCCTGCAAACGATGCATGCATCGCGGCTGAACCTGTTAATTCAGATACACCCATTTCAAAAGCTTCTGGATTTAACCCAATAAATTCTGTTCCTGTATTTGGGTCTTTAAATCTTGCTCCAAGATTTATTTTATCCATTGAAAATCCATCATCTGATAAATTTTTCATATTCAATGCAATTTGAGATTTTAAATAATCAGTTTCTAATCCCAATTGTAATTTTTGAGTTCTACCTTTTTGAAAACTTTGGTAACCGCTAAATGCATCTGACATTATATCGGTAAAGTTTCTTGATGGCATTGAAGATAGTAGGGGAGCTACATATCTTGTTGTTGTGCCAGTTATATTACCACCAGTTGCACGTAGAGCTGTTAATGGATTAAATCCTGCATTTGTTGCATCTTTAATAGTGCTATTAAAGTCTACTTTTTGTGTGGTAAATACTGGTCGACTTGCGTTTTCTGCCGCTATTGTTGCAATGCGGTTTTGTTCATTTATTTGCGCTTGTTGCGCCTTTCTTGCTTTATTGCCGTCTAATACGCCGCCTAATAATGCGCCGCCAATTGCTAATGGTGCGCTAAATAACCCACCAACCAATCCGCCGATTGAACTAAAAAATCCCATTATATTACCCCCATAAATGGAGCAAATAATGCTATTCCTAATATTATGCCTGCTAATGCATGCATTATTGTTTGTTTAATCATTTTACATACCTCCTAGAAAGGAGGTCGATGCCGACGCCACTGGCGACTGTTATTCCAATGATTATGCTATCTACTTGAGCGCTAGCTATACCTAAACCCGCAAGATATGCGCCTAATAGGGTACCACATCTAGTGATGATAGGTTTTAGTATTTGTTTAATTAATAGAAATTGCAACTTTTACTCCTCTTTGTTAAGAAGGCTTTAAGTGCTCAATGGCCGATAATATATATTATGATCAGATTGATACACTTGTGTTAAGCCCTATATGTAGTTGTAGTATCGTTTTTGACATATTGTCAATTACTTATTTGCACCAAGGAACAAATTCTTTGCTTCCACCTGTACCTTTTTGAGCCTTTTTACTGTCTGGGCGTGTTTTACAGATCTTTTCACGACGCGCGATTTTATCGACTGATTGTTTTTCAGGCTGTTTTGATCTGTTTCGCCCTGTCCGCTGTGTCAGCGGACTTGCCGTAATCGCAGACGGGACTGCATCTACTGACAAGTTAGGCATTGAGGGTAGGGTGATTGGTGCTTTTCTTTGTGTTCTCCAACGTCCTAAAATTTGTTTTACTAAATTTCGATTAACTGCAGCACTTCGTGGTGCAGTTAATTGGGTTGTATTTTTATTTCTTTTTTTACGTGCCATTTTTTTTCCATTGCAACCAGGTAAAGTCTTAACGACTAGGGCTGTCGCCCTGGTCTAACTTCACTTGGTTTCCATTGTGTTATACTTAATTACATTCCATTCATTTGCGATTGATTTTATTACTAGATATGTATCGTCGTAATTTTGTAATGATGGTGGGTTCCACCTATCATTTTTGTTTGCCATTTCTGAAATCAATGTTTTCCATTGTTCAATCGGATCATCTGATACTAGCTGATCTTCGTATTCTTCTATTATGTCACTATATGGCATTTTTCTATTACTAAACGCGTGTTGGTCAAGCCATTCATGTAAATAATATTTACAGAAGTTTTCGCGTGTTTTTCCTTGGATCATAAATTCCCTGCGGTTTCCTTGGCCATCAAATTCGTTATCGAATGAATACATAAATGTTTGTGGTGCAAGTCCACTATCGACATATTTTTTTGCCAGTTCCTTAAAATATTGGTCTCCGAGTGGTGGTTTTTTACTTAATGAAAAATGTCCATTTTGTACGTCAAGTTGTGTATCTTTTAAAATATACTTCATGACGTATCGATATGATTTATATGAGGGTTTTTCGATAAACGAATAACCTCTGTTCCAATGTTTCCAATTGATCCTTTTATCATATTCGATGTTTTTTGGCACTTTACCCTTAAAAAAGAGTATTGCGTGCCAATGTGCGCGTCCCTTAGTTGATCCATATTCACCCGCTACGATGTATCGTACTTTATAGCCTTCGTTTCTCAGGCTTTTCATAAAGAGCTGATAATGCTTATATACTAAAGTTGCGCTTTCTGGTGTGTCTCCGTCTCCGTATGTCAACGTTACACTCAGTGTTTCGTCACTATGGTGACTTTCGGCAATGCATCGTCCAACATAGTCATTTACTTTGTTTTCCCTGCATTGCCAGCATTTGTGACAGGCAACAAGGCCAACTTCGCTTATGTTATTTGGTGAAATACACATGTTTTTTCTTCGTTGCCTCGTTTCCAGTCACTAAATGCATATACTGACAAGAGTGGTATATGTTTCCGCCAAACACCCCTCCGATACTTGCGTCTACGGGGTGTTTGGCTGATGTTGGGTTAATATAATATTTCCCCATCATCGGTTATTAGCGTTTTCCAACCTTTTATCTGCCAATGAGCAGGGTCGTAAAACTTCCATTCATACCCACATTCCATGTAGATATTCATTTTTCGGGCAACTTCCATACCAATTGTATAGAGCATTGCCCATTCTTTTTCGTGCAAATCCCAACCTTTAACACTGTGGATAATATCCACAGCAAGCCCATATTGATGTGGGCTTTTGTTGGCCTTTGCTAATGTGACGCCTTGTTTATACAAGTTTGTCTGCTGTTCAGCAGTTCGCCACATTTCACTTGCAAATACGGGTATATTATAAGCCTTACAGGCTTTTACCATTTTGCGTTCAAATTCTATTAAGTCTGGGTGTGCGCCTTCGCGCACAGCCCTTAATTGTTGTTCCTTATACTTATTAGAATTTATAAAAGACTTATTACTTAGCGCTTGTATCGCTAATTGATGCGTCTTCGCTTGCGGCAACCGCTTCACTGGTGTCTGAAGTGCTTTCTTCACTTGCTTCCACGTTGTCTGCTGATATCCCGCTTGGAGGCATAGATGGTGCATTTCCTGCTTTAAGCTCTGGGAAAGTTTTTGCATTATCTTCAATAACCTCTTCATTTTGCGCTTTTACCTTTGCAATTTCAGCTAAGAGAATTTGTTCTCTTTCTGATTGTGCTGTTTTTACCATATGCATTAGTCGTTCCATCTCAGGATTTCGTGTGCGACGCATCTCAAGACCAGTGAACTTAATATCAGACATTTTTTCCACAATATGGTCTGATGCACGATTTTTGTAAGTTATTGATGCACTCTTATCCTTTGAGACTGCTCTTACATAAAGTGTACTTGAGATTGATGTTATCAGCGTGAAGAGTCCTTCATCGCTAACCAATAATTTTTCATCTTTAAAATCCTTGGTGTTTGATCCATACAACGCGACTTTGTCGGATGTATTAAATTCAACACGTATGGTTCGGCTATTGCCTTTGACAACAAATTCTAAAGTTTCGTTTAACTTTAATTTGTTCCACCCATCGAGGGCTTGAATTTGATAACGTTTCATTTTTTTTCCTATATGGTTAATTTGCCCCGCTTTCGCGGGGCAGGGGAGGGGACTTTTATGCTTTTGTTAATCTTGTTTGATCAACATCTGCCATTACTTGGTCATAATCGTCGGTTGCTTCTTTTAGCGCTCCGCCGAATACTGTGTTTCCTGTGATTTCAAATGTACCGCGTGCAGTAATTTCAAATGCATCAGATGTACTATCAGCAAATACTTTGTGATGAACATTGTTACAAAGATAAAAATCCTCTGTTAATTCTGGATCAACCGTTTCGTTTGCCCAGATTTTTTGTCTGTCCTCATCAAATGCCGCATCAACTTCTGGTCGGTAATATTTACCGCCAATATTTGGCGCGCTTCGCATGTATTCATGGTTAAGCGGTGCATAACCAAATACAGCATTTGGATTTGTATGATCCACATCAATATGATCGTTTGTTACGATACTAACTTTTTCTGGATCAAGTTCATCTCTTGTGAACTCAGGATAATTATCTACTGATGTATTATGTAAATAATGATCTTTTTGACGCTCAAATAACTGCTCTGGTGTTATTTCCGCTGTGATAACAATTATACCGCCTGTATTTATAGCTGGAGTTCTCATTGTTATATCAACCAATGCACCACCTACTGTTACAGACTCGTCAAGATTTGCCGCGTCTGATGCAAAGCGTTGTTGATAACCCATTTGCGTACGTTGTTGTGCCAATAATATTGGTTGTTTCATTGCTTGATCAGGAATTCTAATTCCTGACATTAATGTGTCAATAATGTAATCATCATCATGGCCTTGGAACAAACTTCTTGCTTTAGCAAAAGCTTGTGTCTTTTTAGCAAGTTCAATGTTTGACAATGAAATTTTTACACCACTATCTTCTAATTCAGCCCAAATTGTATCGCTCCAAGCATAATTGCCGGGACCAGTTGATAATTGTGTTGGCGAATTATTTGGTTCGCCAAGTGGGTATGGGTAAGTTGTTCCGTCTGCAGAAATCTCTTCATATGTATATGAATGTAATGGCATTCTTGGATTTGTTACATTCAATTCAACTTCACCGTCAATAATTGCCTGATCAAAATCAGGAACAATATGCGACATTGT